AAAATTGAAATTCTTGGCTAACGGGAGCGAGTATTATTTCGGCTCCCTGGCTGCCATTTATGACGTGTTCACGGCTGAAGCTGTCGGGATCCGGCTGCGTGACCTTTGGTCGAAGAAGTTGTGCGTTGGTTCTTCTGTCATGACTGGTCTCTGCGAAATCTCAAAGCATAAAATATACCAAAAAACCAGGGAAAATCGTACTTTTGCAGGGTCGAGCTCGACACGTGGCTCACGTTCGCTTAAAAATGAGGAGGATGGGTAATCCTCCTACCTCATTGCGAAAAGGCCACACGGGGCAAATCTCAATAAATTAACTACTTAATTACTCCGGTATGAAAAAGAATCTATTATCAAAGTGTCGTTACTACAAGGGAGAGGCTTCTCTTCCTTCTGAACTTGTCAGTGTTAAACGAGGGATGTTATATTGGAAGGCCGAGAAGAAATGGGTCGAATCCGACGGCTGTGCTCCCCATGAATCCATCCTGTTCATGGTTGAGTGCGGCCTTTCTGATGAACACCTTTTGTTAGCAGGTAAGCCATCGGAATTTCTGAAAATCCCGCTCAGTCTCCGTGCTTTCCTCTTCGAGGCATTCTGTCATTATTCGGATTCGGAACCTGGCGATAGTGCACGTTATTTCCTGGAATCTGTTCTACCTGGATATCTTGGTTAGACCGGTTCTACTTGAATCACCCTATAATCGTCGCCTCCTATTGTCTTAACTCCTTCGTCTTTGACAAGCTTCCATCTTACATCCTTAGAAGATAGTACTTCCATTTCTCCTTGAAATTCGGAGATGTGTCTGATTGGCGTTGCTCTTTTATGCTTTTTGGTATATAAGAGAACTGCATTTTCTTTCTTGTCTCCGAATTTTTGAGAAGTCTCTCCGATGTGGTCGTATGCAAATCCCATCGATACTTTCTTCTCCTCAGACCATGATGCTGATCCCAGCATGTTTCCTTCACCGTTCTTGAATTCTTCGATTATATTTTCAAGCTCTTTGTTTGATAAGGACATTCCTCTGTATGTTGTCCCACCGTTCCATTTCGGCGCACATTCGATGTATCGCTCCAGGGATTCAGCTCTTTCCTGCATTTCCTTGAGCGTGTGTCCTCTTCTTGAAACAACGGAAGTGTTTCCACATTGAATCTGTCGAATCTCGTAATCCCATCCGTAAGTGAAATTACAAACCGCCCTAACCTGCATTTCGCATTCCTTTCTGACGCTTTCTGTTATATCCTGGAGTGCTCTCAGCTCCGACGAATTCCTTAAATACTTGCGTCTCATATTTGTAACCGCCTTTCCTATTTCTGCGGCTGACTTGCATTTGCTTAGTGCCTCTAAGTCTTTCGCGTCGAAGACTGAGCCTTTCTTCGTCTTTGCGAATTCCTCGATGCTGTTCTTTAAAACGTTAGTGTATTTTATACCATAATCAGTCGCGCCGATTGGGTCTTGTGTATAAATAATATTTTTCTCTTTAAAGAATCCGCTCTCGTCTGTGTTCGTTGCTATTTTGACATTCTTGTTCGGCGATTTCAATGGCGTGTGGCTGCTCTTCTGCGTCTTCTTTGCTGCGGCTTTCTTTTCGGCTGCTTCTATCTTCTTTTGTTCATTCTCAATCTTCGCTTCGGCCTTTTTCATCGCCTCCTTGTCGTTGGAACATATTGCATTTTCCATCTCTTTCATGTACTTGTCAAAAAGCGAAGTTTTCGCGTGCAGCGTTTTGTACTTGACGAAGTCGTTGTATTTGTTGACCAGCTGGGCTATCTCGATTTTATCTTTCGTCTTAGCAATATGCGAATCGATAACTTTCTCGGCAAATTTCGGGTGCTTATAAAATCCGGATCCGGCCTCGTGCTTTTCCCATTCAAGTTTCGCTAGTTGGTGCTGCAGAGTGGCGCTGTTGAACGTTTTATATCCATACTTCTTCTGCCATTTCTTCATCTTATCCGCCATTTCTTTCTCGGTCTCCAGTACTTCATTCAATGAAGAACCGGCTGCTTGCTGGTACGGATTTTCGACCCATTTGGCTTTGTCGAGGCTGTTCTTTATCTTCTTGAGCTTGGCTGCTGCTTTCTCTGCTGCTTTGTAATCGTATGATGAGAACGCTTTCTGCATGGCGTCAATGCTTTTGTCGCTGATGCCTGCAAACGCTTTGTTCAACTCCTGGACGTCCTTTTCAATCTCCGCATATTTCTTCTTTCTTTCTTCCCATTGCTGCTTGATGTGTTGAACCTCTTCCAGTGTCCTGGCTGCATGGCGTTGTGCGGCTCTGTCTATGATAGTCGGCGTTGCTTTGGCTCCTGGCTTGACGGGGTTATCTACATGGAGAATGTCTGTAAAGATCACCGCGCTGTTGTCCTTGACGAAATAAGGCAGCTTCTTTGCAGTCTGCAGTTTCTGCTTGTTATCCTTGACCCATTCCTGGAATTGCTGCGGGTATTCGGTTTCCTGCTTGAATGGCTCCGGCTTCTTGCCATCCAGCATTTCTTTCTGAGCTTCGATAAATTCGTCCATCGGAGCGAGTATCGGTGTGGCCTGGCATCGGCAGAAAGGGTGCCATCCAACAAATTTAAAATCTTTCGGGTATCTTCCTGCCAGCGTGTCGCATATATCTCGGAAGGCTCCCTTTGGAATTCCTTTGCAATTGTGGTTGTTGCTCAGCTTGATCTCTATGCCGATCACAAAGTCGAGCTGCTGCCATCTGTTATGGTCTGCAGTTCTGTAAGCCATGTTGTTCTCTGTAGCTGTCAAGCGTAATGCGTTTTTATAACTACTCCTGTAAACTCCGCGGCCTGGATGGTATGCTTTGGCGGCTTTACTCAAACGGAGAATCCCATCTTTGTCTTTTACTCTCCGGAACAGCTTGTGTGGCTCATTCAAGTATTTCCGGACGTCTCTTGATAACGCTGCAGCGGATTTCCCTTCTCCGAGTCCTAGTTCTAATGCCATTTCTAATTCTTGCTTGAATTGATCCGTAAGGTTCCATACTCTTTCGGATAAGTTCATTCCTTGCGTCTTCCGCTCCTGGAATGCTTCGAGCGCTTCAAGATTCGGTTGTTTCCATTTTCGGATTTGTTCCTTTGTTATCCCGGTTTTCTTCGCTAATGAATCAACCAGTGCGTCATTCTTTTGTGCCGACAGCAGCCATGCCTCTCTGTCTCCTTCCTCGATGGTGGTCGTGATGCTTCCGTGCATCTTCTTCATAAGCGCATCGATTTTCTTTTCGACCTCCGGGTAATCTTTGAAATAAAATTCTTTCTCCCATTCATCGAAAAGGGAAAGCATGCCGATTTTGCATCCCTCTGTTATTGAAGCGCCCAGTATTCCTTCAATCGCTTTTAGCCGTTTTGCGAGGTTTTTAAGGTGTCCCTTATCGTATATACCAACACTGAACTTTTGAGCTTTCTTAGCCATTTTCTTAATGTTTAACTTGTATATTCTCTGCAGCCATCTTTCGTTAAAAAGCGGCTGCGTTCCTTGTGGATTTTGCATTTACAGAGGAATGGTTTCCCGTTTGCTCCTATCTCATGCAGGCCATAATGGTGGATGCATTTGATGCAGTCCGGCTTTTTGCATTTCGTTGAAGACGCAGCGGGTCCTTTCCTTGCTAATGTCTGTCTCTTTACCATCATTCGATTCCTCCTCCTGTTGGTTCATCATAAAGGGAGACCTGGTTCTCTTCTGCAATCTGTTTCATTTCCTCGTCGATGTCGTCAACATAGCCAAGGTTTGCTATGGCTGTTTTCTGTGACATGATTGCCTTTCCTCCGGTCGCATTGGTTAATATATCGACGTTTTCTTTGTCGTCATTAATTCTGTATGCTGTAATTTCGCTTTCTACTTGTAATTCTTCGATCGCTTTCTCCAGCTTCGGAAACATGGCTTTCATGAATGCCTTTACTACGTTAACTTCTCTGTCGAATGTCTCCAGCCATGGTCCTTGCTCTGACCCTACTTTCATTTGTGCGTCTATAAAGACCATTTTTCTTGCCTCTCCGCTCATTGGAGTCGCCTTCATGTTATCCATACTCATGTCCGGCAGCTGTAGCATCATAAAGAAGTTCCGCTTTATCTCGTCTACCTGGAATTTCAAGCTCTCGATGGCCTGCTGCCATGTCACATACTCAGCCTTATCCTTTTGTCCGTATCGGAGGACGTTGCGGTCTGCTTCGTTGGCTCCTGGTTCTTTCCCCTTGATGATGTCGTTATCTGAATAGATAACCCAGTTCGGGCGGCTGTTCTTCCGGATATAATTTCCATTTCGAGAGAGCTGCCATTCTCCGTCACTTACATTTGTACTTTGTTCTTCCCATATCGGTTCGGACCTTCCTTGATAAAGTCCTGGTATCTTACCAAGGTCGAACTTTTGACGGAGTTCTTCTTGTACCTGGGTGTCTATTCTCCAGCGGATGTGCTCCTCGGCTGTGTACGTGTCGAAATAAGTAATCGTTCTCGTTCCTTCCTTTCTAGTGTATTCTATGGAGAGCGCGATGAGATCGTCATATTCATCAAAAAGCGGATAAAGCGCATCTCCGTTCATGGGTGAGTATGTCTTGCAGCGTAATTTAAGCGGAGATTGGTATCCTCTGTAAGAAGTGGGTTGCTCCTGGGCATACCAAATTGTTACAAATTCGCAGGCTGCATTGTAATACTTTGCGCGCTCTATATTCACGGAATTGATGCGGTTCTTCTTGAATATCTCCTCCATGATTTTTGCGGCTGCCTGCTGGTCTTTATCATCCGGGTCGGTGGTGTATATCCTTTTAACGGGAATCGTGAACATAAGGCCTCCCATACGTTTTACGGCCAATTTCTGTAATGCAAGCGTGAAGCGCGTTACTTTCTCCACTCCGTTTTTCTTTACCTTATCCGGATAAACCTTTTGATTCATCACTTCATGTTTCCTTGGGTCGTACTCTTTCTCCAGGATATCCCATTCCGGAATTTTGACGGTCTTATACTTAAGGTCTGCGATAACCTCTGCCGGGTTCCTGTTAGGATCTGTAATTTCTCTGATGTTCATTGCTGTAAGTCTTTTGTTAATAGATAATATCTTCGTATTCTTGTTGCTCCTCGTAAGTCAGTTGTTCTATTGTTCTGAACTTTTCAACCATGCCTGTTACTGCATCCGGTGCGTCATCATGTGCGTTTCCTCCTTCCTTTCTGTAACTCTTCATGGCATGGGCGAATTGCGGCCAGCGGCTTTCCCAGTCTGTTGGGAAATAGACCAGGTTCTGCACTTCTGCCGAATGGGTAAAAATACGGCTCTGCTTGTTTTCCGTCTGTGCGAATGTATTAACGGCGCACCTGTATTCCTTTGCAGCGCGCAGCTCTTTCTCGACATTCCTTGCAAATCCCCGTCCTCCATTGTTGCTCTCAATATTGGCCTGCTGGGTCGCATTTGTAATGAGCATCCTGGCAGTCGTTGGTTCCGTGTATTCCATTGCTTTCTTTGTATAAAGTACGTCAGTAACATACATTCCCCATGGAAATTCATTGTAGCAAATTGAACAAAGGTAGTCTGCGCCGGTGTCGGCGGTGTCTGTGTAGTTCTTTGCGATGTAGTGGTCGAGCGGCATGGCCTCGTATGTCTTGAAGTGGCTATACATTAATCCCTCGAGCGGCTTCGGGTTCTGCATGTATTGCGTCTCAAACACAAATGAATCATTTGCTTCAATGGCTCTAAGCTCTTCGATGGTGTGTTTGAATTCCCATAAAGATTTCGTTTCTCCTGTCTCTTCATCCTGGTAGATGCAAGGGAGCGCCAATACATCCCATTCGTCAGGTTCCTTCTTCATCAAGTAACCGCACAGGTCATCTTCATGGAGTCGCTGCATGATTATTATAATCGGCGTTTCTCGGCTGTTTACGCGGCTTCTAATGGTTGTCTCGAACCTCTTATTAACTGAGCCTCTAATAACGTCAGAAAGCGCGTCCTGCGGCTTGATGGGGTCATCTATTACGATAGCTCCGGCAAACTTATATGGTAGTGTGTTTCCATCCTCATCTACCTCCTCGACAGCTCCGGCTCCAAATCCGGTAATTTGTCCCAGGGTTGATGTAGCATAAACGCCTCCTCCCTGCTCGGTGTCCCATTGGCATTTCGTGTCACTCCCGTACTTAATGCGCGTGCTGAAGAGCTGCTTATACTTTTCGCTGGTTACAATGTCTTTTATGGCGACGGAATTATCTTTCGCAAGTGTTGAAGAATAAGATAAATGGATAAAGTTGGCGCGTGGGTTCATTGCCAGTCCCATGGCTATGAAGTTCTTTACGGCGATTTCCGTCTTTGAGTATCGTGGTGCGATGTTGATGATTAATTTTTTTATCTCTCCGCGGAGTACTGCATTTAGCTTGTCGCAAATGAGGCGGTGGTGCTGGCCTATAACAAAGCGCGAGCCTCCCGTCATTTCCTTGAAGAAAAAGCGGGTAAAGTTGAGCGAGTCCTGCATTATCCAGGCTCTAATTACGCTTAAGTTGTCCATCATCTGCTTTTCCACTAGTAATCCCTTTCCAGCTTTTCAATCAATTCTTTTGCTTCAGTCGTTGTTATACTTTTCTGCATTAGGTCTTGACCATCCTTGCCGGTCAGTTCTACTCGCTGCACAGCCTTTCCAAATTGCCGTTCTCTTAATTTGTCGATGGTGGTAGTCTTTCCATTTTTCATGTCCGTAAGAATGGCGAGCGCCAGGTTCTTAGGGTAAGCCGGGCAATTGTCATATTTTACCAAATCTTTCAGCTGCTCTGCTGTTAATGTTAAAACAATGCTTTCCCATTTATCCACTTCGGCCTGCGAGAGCCCATAGATTTTCTTTGCTTTTGCTTTTCCGAATACCCGGCTCAGTATCTCCGGGACGCGGTCTTTTGGTCTTCCTTTCGGGTTGCCCGATTGTCCTGGCTTCCATGGCGGACAAAGATTCTGTTCATTTGCCATTATTGCTGTTGTTTAGGTGTTCTACTGATTCTTACTGCTTTCTTCCCGGTCAGCTTCTGCCAGCGCTCAATGATTACATCGCAGTAATGTTCGCTGAGCTCCATTGTGCGGCAGCGGCGCTCCAGCTGTTCGCAGGCGATAAGGGTCGTTCCGGAACCACCGAATGAATCGAGAATTATGTCGTGTTTCCTGGTGGAGTTGACCACCTGGTACCCTATTAGCTTGACCGGTTTCATAGTTGGGTGCTCGCGGCTGGCTGCCGGCTTGTCTGCTCTGATTACCGATGTCGCTATCTTATCAGAAGTCATTTCTTTAAGAATCTCAACCAGTTCTTCTTTCTTCATTTTCTTGAAGTCTTCCAGCGGTGTATCTTCATAGCATGTAGTAAGTTTCCTGCTATCGCAGAAATAATGCGCTGCTCCGTCTTTCCATCCATAAATGCATGGCTCGTGTTTCCATTGGTAGTCCTGGCGGCCGAGCACCATTGTATTCTTTACCCACACCAGTACCTGGCGCACCTGCCATCCGGCCTTTCTTGCGGCTGCTCTGAAATTGAATCCTTCGCTATCTGCATGCCAAATATAAAATGATGCGCCTGGCTTCATTACGCTGTTCGCTGCATCGAATGCGTCCGTTAGGAATGCCAGGAAGTTCCCGTCACTCATGGTGTCGTTGTCTATCTTTAATTTTTCTTTTGTCTTCCCCTCATAGTTGACGTTATATGGCGGGTCGGTAAGGTAGCAATCGCAAAGGTCGCCATCCATCAGCTTTTCGATATCTTCTTGCTTCGTCGAGTCACCGCACATCAATCTGTGCGCTCCCAGCTGCCATACATCACCAAATTGGCAAACGGACGGTGCCTGTTCTGCGTCGTCCTCGTTGTAATCATCCTCTTTTGCTTCCTCTCGTTCTTCCTCTCCCTCGTCAAGTGTCGGGATATCGATTCCCCATTCATCAAGTTCTGCGGGGTCGAATTCATTGGCCAGCGCTTCAAAGTCCCATTCTCCATAACTGGAGTTATCTTTCATCATGTAGGCTCTAAGCTGGTCCAGTGTTGCTTCCTGTGGGATAACCTTACATGGGGCTTCTGTGTATCCGTTTTCCTTGATTGCATGGAAACGCATATTTCCTCCGATGATTATATATTCTCCTCCGTATGGATATACGAGTAATTCTCGCAGGGAGAGCATCTCCGGATTGTCTCTGATGCTTCTTACCAGTTTTTTAAATTTGTCGTCTCGGATAAGGCGAGGATTTTTCGGCAGTCCCGGTATTTGTCCCTTGTTGGGCTTTACCTTCGTTAGAGGCAGCACTTTTGCCTCTCCCCATATTTGCAGTGCTTTCCCTTGTTGCTCTGTGCTTTCTTTCTTTGCCATGCTTAAAAGCAGTTAAGGGAGCGAGGCTTAGATATCCCGGCTCCCATGGTTAATTACTTGTGTTGGTCTTTAAAATGGCGTGTCCATGCTAGGGTTCCATGCCATTCCCCATCTTTCTGCAGCCTTTGTCTTGCTTTTCAGTTTACTCCCGTTCTTTCCTTTCCCCTTTGAGGATGTTCCGTCTGAATACATAGTCTCCGTTTTTAATCGTTAAACTTCTTTTTTGTTATCTCGTTCCACAGCTTGCTGTGGTTTATTGGCTTGCGTATGGTGGCGTATTTCTCCAGTATTGCACCGAATTTCTCATCATAGAAATCGTACAGCTGCGGGTTCTCTTCAATACAGAATTGCTCCAATGAGCCGGAGCTTCGCAGGTCGCTTGAACCATGCATTACTATCTTCCTGCCTCCGAGCGTCTCGAACTGCGTTGTCTTGGTATGTATTCCGGCCACAGCCAGCTGGAATTTATTGTCTCGATCGAGCTGCTTGTATGCATACGGGATAAGGCTCTTTATCTCGTAATTATAGAAATAAATCGACGTTACAATGTTCAACTCGTCTATGAAGTTTCCGTCTAACAGGTTTCTCAAGCTGTCGATGTTCTCCTGGCTGAATGAAAGCGTTGAAATGGTCATCTTCTTGCACTTGACGTTGTGCGTCGTCACAAATGCTTCTATGAAGTCACCAAAAATGAATGAGCCATTTACGATGCAATCTATTCGTTGGCCGAAGTCGAGTCTTATGTCCTTTGCCAGGTCTATGGCATTTTTATAAAGCACCTGGTCTGAGCGCATCGGCCTCAATACTGGTTTCGTATATCGACAAGGCTCCGGTTCTTCGCTGCCTCCTGGCAGGAAGTCGAAATTATCCAGGTCTAAATCCGGAATATCCAAATTACCGATATCGCCTATGTCAAAATCTGTTTCATTCGTTGTCATGGTCTCTTTCCTCCTTGCTTTCTGCAAATATAAGCAAAGTGTTTGTCTTGTAAGCACTATTTTTGCTTTTTTTCGGTGCTTACTTTGCATTCTCTCGGTGTTTCCTCCGATTGCTCGTGGAGGATGTGTTTATCCGAATCGGGAGGCCTGCCCATTCCCAGGCAATGAGAGCTGCGTCCCGTCCTTCCTGGTTGGTTCTTTTGGTGTAACCGGTAAAGCTGGCCAGTTCCTCATGTGTAATCTTTCGGTCTTTTCCCTTCCACACCTTTGGAAGCGGTTTTATCTCTTCGACATTGATTCCGTAATGTTCGCACATCTCGATTATCTTCCTCCCGACCTCATGATTTCTTCCTGCAGCATTTCCTTTTGCGGCTGCGCTCTGCTTGGTATCACTGGTGTAAAGATGCCAGTTCGCCTTATTGAGCCATCCTGCTTCTACCAGTACGACCATGTTCCTTGCGTTTGCTTGTGCAAATTCTTTTTGCCTCTGTAGCTCGTCCAGCAGGTCGGGAAACGTAAGTGTTTTTATATCTAGCAATATCGGGATATCCTTTTTCAATACAGCAAAACCGCTTTTATCGACGTCGGGGTCTATCCCGATGACGATATCCGTCTTGAATCTGTTTATTGGCAATTTCAGTAGTTCTTCTTTTGGTTGTTT